AAAATAAATTTTTTGATATACTATCAATCACGTCTGGTGGTGTAACTCCTAAAGAAAACCTTAAAATTGCTATCGGTGTATTCTCTGATTATAAGAATGGTCGTCCTATTCGAATGGGTTTTCGTCAAGAACAATCACTCGATAAATTTTTAAAATTACCTGATCAGGTGGTCAACACACCTAAGTTTGGTAATTATGTTGATACGTTTAAATATTTTACGGGTCTCACGGACCGCGAACCAAATACCGTTAATGATTTACAAATGGCTAGAATATTTGGAATAGATCCAACGACACTAGCATCAAATCCAGAATTATATGCATTAATAACAAATTCACTAAACAGAATGACTTTTGAAGTTAATAAAACTTTACCTGATGGCAAGAAGCTGCAGCCATATCAACTCCAGGCTTTATTATGGTCGGAGAGTCGAGGAGGATCTACAAACTATGAGGATATGGGAAACGAACTTATCGCAGAGCTTCAGGAAAAAGGATTTAAATTTAGAAATAACAAACTAGATCCAATAGAAATACTTGATCCGCGCTTCGTGGAAAAATTACAAGCAACACAAGTTCCATATAAAGAAGCGGTCAAAGCAACAATAGAGGTAGGTAGTTTCTTGACAGAGGACGGCAAAAAAATTGAGCAGCTTATAAATAATTTTAGTGATGATAAAACATTAATGAATCAAATAAATTTAATTCATCGATCTAATCTTAGTAAACTCATTACCAAAAAAGGAAAAGAACCTTCGATTATGGAGATGGCTGTATCAGCTGTCCTTGGGCAAAAGGTTGATATTAGTAAAATGAAACTTGGAGCGGGAACCTATGACGGTAAAGCTAATTTTAATATTGTCGTTCCATTAACGGTTAAGGTAGGAAACAAATTTGTTGAATTAACAGAACCCCAACGATTGCAGGTGTTGGCTTTACTAGGGCAGCACTTAAACCAAGACGCAATGGCAGCCAGTAACTTTATTATATCTGATACACCGATTGAGGGCAGAAATAGGACAGGGATGTTGTACTATCAAGGTAATTATTCTCAGGAACAGATCCAACAACTACACAATGAATTAGGGTTAGATTTTAATGTAAAGAATGTACCTGGAGGATTTGTAGCAGAATTCTTAACTTTCGATAATAAAGCACCAGATATGAAATTAATAGAATCTGGCTTTGAGAAAGTATTTGGTGATCAAGCTGAAATGTTATATAACGATGATGTCTATTGGTCAGGTGACTATTTAGAGAAAACCGATTACAGAAAGATTATAAATGGCCTTAAAAAAAGTATCAGCACAGGAATTCTTGAAGATAACAGGTCTTCCACGTTCAACCTCGACTATCTCAACAGTCTCATCAAGACGATCCAATCAATCTCGAAATCAAGAGACGAAAGCTACAAAACCATCCTCGAAAGCAACAAAGTCGTAAAACTACTAGAAAGTTTAGTTGATAAGAAAAAAGATGGCGGCCTGATAAAAAGGCGTATAGTTATACCTAAATTTAATTTTGGTGGATTAATTGACGTTAATAATCTATAAAAAAGCATGGCTGAAAATAACATAGATAAAAAAATAGAAGCCGTTGTTGGCGACAAGATCGAAGACGCTATAAAAAACGAGGAACCTCTTGAAATAGAAATTGTTTCTGAGGAGGTTACCGTGACCGACGATCCGCGGGACGTGCTACAAGATTTTACGGCAAATCTAGCAGAAGATATCGATGAAAGTGAATTAAACATTATTTCTTCAGATCTAATGCAAGAATATGAAAATGATAAATCATCAAGAGAAGAATGGGAGAGAACATATTCTCAAGGATTAGATTTACTTGGATTTAAATACAATGAAAGAACACAACCTTTTCAAGGAGCAAGTGGAGTCACACATCCACTATTAGCAGAAGCAGTTACACAATTTAGTTCCTCCGCTTACAAAGAATTGATGCCTGCATCAGGTCCCGTACGAACGTATGTCGTGGGCGACGAAACGCCAGAAAAGTATCAGCAGTCACAACGCGTAAAAGATTTTATGAATTATCAAATTACAAATGTGATGGAAGAGTACACACCTGAACTTGATCAAATGCTTTTCTATTTACCATTATCAGGATCCACATTTAAAAAAGTTTACTACGATGCAAGCTTAGGCAGAGCCGTATCAAAATTTATACCCGCAGAAGATTTAGTTGTTCCCTATACAGCAACAGATTTAGAAAGTTGCGAGCGCATTACACATGTCGTTCGTATGTCTGAAAATGAAGTTCGCAAAAAACAAGTGTCAGGATTTTACAGAGATATAGATTTAAAAACTTATGATGACAGCCAACAAAATAGTTATGCAGTAAAAGATAAGATAGATAAGCTAGAAGGTGTGGAGCAAGTTGGTGAAGGCATGATGATGTCTTTATTAGAATTTCACGTGAACTTAGATTTAGTTGGATATGAAGATAAACAAGGCGATGAAAAGACAGGGATCAAAATACCTTACATTGTAACCATTGATGAAGAGTCGCGTAACGTGTTATCGATTAGAAGAAACTTTGAAGAAGGAGATCAACTATTTAAGAAAACTCAATACTTTGTTCACTTTAAATTTTTACAAGGTTTAGGTTTTTATGGATTTGGTTTAATACATTTAATTGGTGGTCTATCAAGATCAGCAACACAAGCACTAAGACAATTGCTTGATGCAGGAACTTTATCAAACTTACCAGCTGGGTTTAAGGCAAGAGGGTTGAGAATTCGTGATGACGATAGTCCTCTGCAGCCTGGCGAATTTAGAGATGTAGATGCACCTGGTGGTGCAATCCGTGATGGATTAATGCCATTACCGTACAAAGAACCATCCCAAACATTATTCGCTCTTCTAGGTTTTGTGGTGCAAGCAGGCCAACGATTTGCACAAATTGCTGACATGCAAGTCGGCGATGCAAATCAACAGGCGCCTGTAGGAACAACAATTGCCTTACTAGAAAGAGGATCAAGAATAATGAGCTCGATACACAAAAGAATTTATTATTCGATGAAAAAAGAGTTTAAGCTTCTAGCCAACGTTATCAAGACCTATCTACCTTCTGATTATCCTTATCAGGTTGTCGGAGGTGATAGGTCTGTTAAGGTAACAGATTTTGATGACGCTATTGATATTATACCTGTTGCAGATCCTAATATGTTTAGTATGGCACAAAGAATTCAGTTGGCACAAACACAATTGCAAATGGCCACATCAGCGCCACAATTACATAACATCAAGGAGGCATATCGCAGAATGTACGAAGCGCTTGGTGTATCTGACATAGATAAAATTATGAAACTGGATAAACCAGAACCGATGAGTCCAACAATGGAACATCAACGTTTATTGGATCAAGACAAAATTGAGGCGTACGAAGGGCAAAATCATGACGCCCATATACAGGCACATTTACTATTTGGTATGTCATCAATTGTGCAAGCTGTTCCAATGGTAGCTATAGATTTAAATAAACATATTATGCAACATATTTCATTTAAAGCTTTAGAGACTGTGAATGCAGAGATACAAGCTGCAGAGTCACAAATGGGAGAACAAGCTCAAAATATTGATGAATTAAAAACGGCTCAGATTGCAACTTTAGAAGCACAGTTTTTAGCTGCCGTTCAACAACAGCAAGCTCAAATGTCTGGTCAAGGACAGCCTGACCCAGTTATTCAACTTAAACAACAAGAACTACAGCAAAGGGCTATGAGGGATCAAAAAGATGCTGAGTTTGATTTTGCTAAATTAAATCTTGAGCAAGCAAAATTAGCACAAAAAGAGAAAACTGATCAAGCCCGTATAGAATCTGCTGAAGACATAGCTCAACTCAGAGCGAATATTAATTTAAAAAAATTAGATGCCTCTCAAAAAAGGAACTAGTCAAAAAACTATATCTGCTAATATTAGCGAGCTAAATAAAGCAAAAGCAAGTAAGAGTAGACAAAAGGCAATTAATACTCTAGCTTCTAAAAAGGGCATTAGTAAAAAGAAGGCTAAACAAAGACTTTCTGTAGCTATAGCTCTACAAAAGGCAGGTAAACGTGACAAAAGAAGAACAACTTAGTGATTATATTATAAAAATAAGAGATCTTGTTATTGATGAAAATTGTTCATTAGATGAGAACTTTATTATGTTTGAGGCTCTTGCTATCGTCGCTAAAGACCTGTTAAAGGTAACAATGGAGGATTATCAGGCTTTACAATTAACCGAACAGACGTTAAAAGATATGGCAGATAATATAACTATTCATTGATATGAAAAAAAATTTAAAACCAATACCAAAGGGAAACAAAGGCTTACCAAAGCTACCAAAAAAAGTCAGAAACAAAATGGGTTTTTTAAAAAAAGGTGGTTTAGCAAAAGCTACAGCAGCGTTGAAAGCTAGAGGTTTGAAACGTGGTGGACCTGCAAAGAAGAGAGGATAATAATGAACTTTAAGAAAACAAAAGTAGAAGTTGTAAAGCAAAAAAACCCTTTTCCAAAAATGAAAGTGGGTTCCGATGCAGCGATTGTTTATTCACCTTTTATTGTAAAACAAAATAAAGGTGCTGGTCCAAAAGGACAAACTAGCAACGCACAAATTAAAAAAGTTCCATTTAAAGGCGTAAAGTAGTATATTGCGCTCGTTAAAAAGGAGGTTTGTATGAACTTACTAAGAGACTTATGGGATCACTTAAAAGAGTGGTCTGACTGGAAAATGAAAGATTGGATTAAAGCTGGTATTGTAGCAATAATCGTAATTATTATTATAGGAGCAATCTAGAATTTTTATGTGGCAGTTATTAGCGAAACCCCTACTCGGTGTGGCCACAGACGCTGTAAAGGGTTTCGTAGAGACTCGCAAGCTCAAGGGCGAGGTTAAGATTGCTCAGATACAAGCAGAAAAAAAGAAAAATGAAGACATAGCGGCAGGAAAAATTAAGTGGGAGCAATCAGCCGTGGATCAGATGAAAGGCAGCTGGAAAGACGAATTTGTTTTACTTGCGTTGATGATTCCAGCAATTTGTGCTTTCATTGGACCACTACAACCACACATTGAACGAGGCTTTGAGATCCTCTCTGGGCTTCCTGAATATTACCGCCACCTTTTGTATTTGGCGTGCTCAGTTTCACTGGGGGTACGTGCGGGTCCTGCAGCATTGAATATGTTTAAAAAGAAAAAATGAAAAAGGGAAAAGTAAAAAAAGTAAAAAAAGTTTTAAAAGCATTAAAAAAAGCATCTAATACTCATGCTCGACAAGCAAAAACATTACAGAAAGTAATAAAGGGGAAATAATGACTGATGATAAAGAAAAAAGAAATTTAACACCTATTGAAATGTTACATCAGGTGTCAGGAATTTGCAAAACTAATGGTAGAATGAACTGGGATAAAACTGGACAGACTCCAGAAGATGAATTTAAATTTTTAGCAAACATGATTGATTCTTTCATCGAAGAAAATACTTTAGAAGATGAAAAAATTAATGGTAAATATTTTAAAGGAGAAAAACTTTGAGTTACGAAGAATTATCGAAGTCAGTTAAATTAAGTGAAGGTTTTAGAAACAAAATATATCAAGATACCGAGGGGTTCGATACCATCGGGTGGGGTCATAAAGTTGTCCCAGCAGATAATTTTGTTGCTGGTAAAGAATACACCGAAGAAGAATTACAAACAGTATTTGATAAAGATTTAAGCAGAGCAATAGCTCAAGCTAAACAATTAATGTCGCAAAATGGTATAGAAGATTTACCTG